GAGGACGGACTTCTACGGGTCGTACTTGGGAAAATAGTTCCAGAACATCATTCCAGGAGAGACTATCTCTAAATATATTTGAATATCGTCGGCGCTGGGGGGCAACTGGCAAAATCCAGTTGACGCCTCCCATTTTTATTGGTATAATAGGTGAAGGAGTAATTTAGAAAATGTCAATCAAATTAGCATTACTAAAATCTGGTGAAACGATTATTTCTGATGCTAAAGAACTTATTTCAGATAATAAGGTTTGTGGATATTTATTCGCTAAACCTCATGTTATTGAACTAAGAAAATCAGTTCTTTTAGTTGAAGAGAATCAAAATCCCAAAGGAGATTTAGAAGTTGTTTTATCTCCATGGATAGTTTTAACGAGTGATGATGAAGTCCCAGTTCCACCAGATTGGATTGTTACTATTGTTGAACCAATTAAAAAAATTAAAGAAATGTATGAGGAGAAAGTAAATGGACAAGACAGTCAAGTGTCTTTTACTGAAGATTGATAATGTAATTATCACTGAAATTATTGAAATAGGTTCTGAACTTGGAGAACCAGATTGTAAACTAATCAACCCATTTCGCATTGATGCTGAAGGTAATTTGACTCCTTGGCCAAATGTAACTGACCAAAGAGAAATGATGATTCATTCTGATAGCATTCTTACGATTGTAGATCCAAAAAAAGAAATTGTTGAAAAATATCTTGAACTAACTGCATAATGCACTTTTACACAAATGTACAAATGGTCGGGGACCACTTCTTGGTTCGTGGTTATGAAGATGGAAAACACTTCATGACTCGTGAGAAGTTTAACCCGACTCTTTTTGTCCCTTCCAATAAAAAAACTAAATATCAAACTCTTGATGGAGAATATGTTGAATCAATTCAACCCGGTTGTGTTCGTGAATGTCGGGAATTTATTAAACGATATGAGGGCGTAGAAAACTTTAAAATCTATGGTAACACTGGATACATCTATCAGTATATCTCTGAAATGTATCCTGAAGAAGAACTAAAGTTTGATATTAGTAAGATTAAAGTTACCACTCTTGATATTGAGGTTGCATCAGAGAATGGATTCCCTGATGTAGAATCTGCTGCAGAGGAAGTACTTCTTATTACTATTCAAGATTATTCTTCTAAGAAAATTCGCACATGGGGTCAAGGTCCTTTCAAGAACCAACAGAAGAATGTTGAGTATCGCTCTTTTTCTAATGAGTATGATTTATTAACAGATTTTATCAACTGGTGGATGATTGAAGATAACACTCCAGAAGTTGTGACTGGATGGAATAGTGAATTGTACGATATTCCATATCTGGTTCGTCGCCTAGATCGTGTTCTAGGTGAGAAACTAATGAAGCGTATGTCTCCATGGGGTCTTGTAACTGAAAGTGAAATTTATATCGCTGGTCGTAAGCACATTTCTTATGATGTTGGTGGTATTACTCAACTTGACTATTTGAATCTGTATAAGAAGTTTACTTATAAAGCGCAGGAATCTTATCGTCTGGATTACATTGCTGAGGTGGAACTGGGGCAGAAGAAACTTGATCACTCCGAGTTTGATACCTTCAAGGACTTTTACACAAAGGGTTGGCAGAAGTTTGTAGAATACAACATCGTTGACGTAGAACTTGTTGACCGTTTGGAAGACAAGATGAAACTGATTGAACTTGCAATCACAATGGCGTATGATGCGAAGGCAAACTATTCTGATGTATTTTCTCAAGTGCGGATGTGGGATACGATTATCTACAACTATCTGAAAAAGAGGAACATTGTGATTCCTCCCAAAGAACGTTCTGATAAGGACTCCAAGTATGCTGGTGCCTATGTGAAAGAACCTGTGCCTGGAATGTATGATTGGATTTTATCTTTGGATTTAACATCCCTATATCCATCTCTCATTATGCAATTTAATATTTCGCCAGAAACTCTTCTTGATGAAAAATATCCTGATATAAGTGTTGATAAATTATTGAATAAAGAAGTCGTTATTGAGAATGTTGAGGGAAAATGCGTATCTGCCAATGGGTGTATGTATGATACGACAAAAAAAGGAATATTCCCCGAACTTGTAGAAAAAATTTTTAATGATAGACAGTATTTTAAAAAAGAAATGTTAAAGGAAAAGTCCAAATTGGAGGAAATTGAAAATGAATTGAAAAAACGAAATATTGACTTAAATACTATTTAATATAAATAATAATAAGTGTATTTAAGTCAATGAATTACTTAAAATTTTATTGCAAATTAATAAGAAATGCTGAAAGTAGGAATTGGAAAAGAAAAACCATTCATTTTTATATTGAAGAACATCACGTTTTTCCAGTTTCAATTTATGGAAAAAATGATAGAATAGTTGGATTAACTCCAAGAGAACATTTTTTAGCACATTGGTTACTTTATAAAATTTGTATAAAAAGATATGGAATAAGAAACAATAAAACCTTCAGTATGGGGTCGGCATTTGCGATGATGTGTGTTAATAATAATTTACAAGAAAGAAAATACACATCTAGACAATATGAAATGGTTAGAAATTGTTTATCTACTATTAGAACTGGTAAATCTAGAGATGATTTGAAAGGTAAAAAGTATTTTGGTGCAAGTGAAGACTCTATAAAAAATGGAATAGAAAAAATGAAAAAAAAGAAAACAGGTATGAAAATAAAATATCCAAAAAATAGAAAATCTTCACCTTGTTCCATAGAAAAATCAAAAAAGATATCTGAAACTAGAAAAAATACAAAATTAAAATTTATTTCTATGAGTGAGGAAGAGTTTAGCAATTGGATTTTGAATCAAAATCTTTATAGAAAAGATGGTGCAAAAAATTCAAATGTTACTAGAGTATTGATGTGGAGGAACATTTCATTGGAAAATTATTATGGAAATTGATTATTCTAAAATAACAATAGAAGAATTAAAAAAACTTCGCCAAACTTGTATTAAGAATATTTCAAAATATACAAACAACCAAATGGCGAGGAAAATACAAATTAATAGTTTGTACGGAGCAATCGGAAATTCATACTTCCGATACTTTAAACTAGCAAACGCTGAGGCAATCACCTTATCTGGGCAAGTTGCAATTCGTTGGATTGAAAACAAACTCAATCAATATTTGAACAAAGTTTTAAAAACTGAAGAGGTTGATTATGTTATTGCTTCTGATACTGACTCTGTTTATCTCAATATGGGTCCTCTGGTTGAAACTGTATACAAGGGAAGAGAGAAAACTACTCAAGGCGTTGTTTCGTTCCTTGATAAGATCTGTCAGGTGGAACTTGAGAAGTATATTGAGAGTTGCTACCAAGAACTGGCTGACTATGTAAATGCTTACGATCAAAAGATGCAGATGAAGCGTGAGAACATTGCCGAACGTGGAATCTGGACTGCGAAGAAGCGTTACATTCTCAATGTCTGGGACAGTGAAGGTGTTCGTTATGAGGAACCTAAACTGAAGATGATGGGTATCGAAGCAGTTAAATCCTCTACACCTGCACCTTGTCGTAAGATGATTAAGGATGGACTAAAACTTATGATGAACGGAACGGAGGAAGATGTGATTAACTTCATCGATCAGTGTCGTGAAGAGTTTAAGAGACTTCCACCAGAGCAGATTGCATTTCCAAGAACAGCATCTGATGTTCGCAAGTATGCCGCATCTTCGACAATCTACGCTCATAAAACACCCATTCATATTCGCGGGGCACTGTTGTTTAATCATTACATAAAGGAAAAGAAACTAACAAATAAGTATTCTCTAATTGGTAATGGTGAAAAAATCAAGTTTGTATATTTAAAGAAACCGAATATCATTCAGGAGAATATCATTTCTTTTATTCAAGATTTTCCAAAGGAACTTGGCCTTGACAAATACATCGATTATGAACTACAATTTGAGAAGAGCTTTGTAGAACCACTCAAATCTATTCTCGACTCGATTGGGTGGAACGTAGAAAAAACTGTAAACCTTGAACTCTTTTTTGCATAATGGATCTTCCTATTACTGATGGAGAACTGAATACAATCGTTAAATCACTCACACTTGGTGGTGATACTAAACTTTATCAAAAATTAAAACTTGTAAGTGAACTCCGCGAGCAAGGACTTCCTTATAAAAAAATACTTCGTGAACAATACGGGATGGTTGCCTGATGGACTTTCTTAAAGAAATCGTAAAAGAAGTGGGTGGTGAGTATACCAAACTCGCTTCCGATATTGATGAGACTGAAACTTATGTTGACACGGGTTCGTATATCTTTAATGCACTGGTTTCAGGCAGTATATTTGGTGGTGTTTCTGGTAATAAAATTACTGCTATTGCTGGAGAGTCTTCTACTGGAAAGACTTTCTTTTCTCTCGCTGTGGTTAAGAATTTTCTTGATACTAACCCCGATGGTTATTGTCTCTACTTTGATACTGAAGCCGCTGTTAATAAGTCACTCCTAGAATCGCGTGGGATTGATACTTCTCGTCTGGTTGTTGTTAATGTCGTTACCATTGAGGAGTTTCGCACCAAGGCACTCAAAGCAGTAGATCTTTATCTTAAAAAACCAATAGAAGAACGCAAACCTTGTGTGTTTGTGCTAGACTCTCTAGGAATGCTTTCCACCGAGAAAGAAATCAATGATGCACTGAACGACAAACAAGTTCGTGATATGACTAAATCGCAATTGGTCAAAGGTGCCTTCCGAATGCTCACACTCAAATTAGGTCAAGCAAATGTCCCGCTCCTGGTCACAAATCATACATACGATGTCATCGGAGCTTACGTTCCAACTAAAGAAATGGGAGGAGGTTCTGGACTCAAATACGCAGCATCTACGATCATCTATCTCAGCAAATCGAAAGAGAAGGATGGAAAAGAAGTGGTCGGAAATATTATCAAGGCTAAGACTCACAAATCGCGTTTGAGTAAGGAGAACCAGCAAGTTGAAGTCCGTTTATTTTATGATGAGCGTGGTCTTGATCGCTATTATGGTCTTCTGGAACTCGGGGAACTCGCTGGACTCTGGAAGAATGTTGCGGGGCGTTATGAGATCAATGGTAAGAAACTTTATGCGAAGGAGATCTTAAAAAACCCCGATCAGTATTTCACAGAAGAAGTAATGCAGCAACTTGATGCTGCCGCGAAACAACAATTCTCTTATGGTTGAGGTTAATGATTTAATTAGAGTTTATGATAATGTGCTTTCACCTGAAATTTGTGATGAATTAGTTTCTTACTTTGAAACTAATTCAGATAAACAAGAATATGTCGATAATCAAGGAACTCCTACATTTACTCAATTAAATCTAACTAGAAATAGAAAAGATTTAGAAAAAATTCATAGTATTTTAATTAAATCGGTCTTTGAGTATCGTGATAGGTATTATGAATACATTTGTAAAAATGTTTTTCCAGTGTCACATGCATTTGAAGAATTTAGAATTAAACGCTATAATATAGGTGGTTCTGAACGATTTGATAGTCATGTCGATGTTCAGGATTATTCAAGTGCTAGAAGATTTTTATCTTTTTTCTGGTATCTTAATGATGTTGAGGAGGGTGGAGAAACTGTATTTACTGATTATGAAGTTAAACCATCTAAAGGTAAATTAGTTATTTTTCCTCCTCTCTGGATGTTTCCCCATAAAGGTAATCCGCCTATCAGTGCTACAAAATATATTTTAAGCACATATTTACATTATAAATGATGGAAAGAATTGAAACAACCATTCTCAGAAACCTAGTATTTAATGAAGACTATTCCCGTAAGGTCATACCTTTCATACAACCAGATTATTTTGAGCAAAAGTCCGAGAAGGT